TCACCGCACCACCGCCACGGCATCGGGCACGATGGCCCCCAGCCGCGCCAGCGCCCGGCTGCGCTGCAGGCTGTGGCGCTGCCCCTGGATGATGGGCAGGGCAATCGCCACCAGGGCCAGCAGCAACGTGGCGCTGTCATCGGCCAGCCAGCCGCGCCCGACGGCGAAGGCAACAAGCGGCGGCAGCGCCTGGCGCACCAGGCTGACCAACTGATAGGGCACCGGCGAGGCATCGATCTGGAGCGGGACGGATTCGGTCACAGCAGCAATCCTTTTGCACGGGCGACCAGCCGGCGGCGGCTGTCGAGGCCGTTGGTGCCGCCGTTGATGCGGTGGGTGATGGCATCGTCCTGGCCGGCATCGGCCAGGGCGGAGAGATGGCGTGCTGCCCAAAAGGCGATGGCGGTCCGCACGGCGCCTTCCGCCGTGGCGGCAAGGCCCGGCTCGGTTTCCAAGGGCAGCTGCAGCGCTTCGCCCATCGCGCGATAGACGGCGCGCCCGGTGATCTGGAATAGCCCGCGCCCGCGATAGGCAAAGCCATCACCCGGCTTCACGTTGCCCAGATCGGTGCGACCGTCATATCCGGCCTGGGCCGGGGTGGGGCCCCAGATTTCGACCAGGTTGCGAAAGCCGCCACTTTCGTGCGCCGCCTGGCCCAGGAAATGGGCGAGGCGGGCAGGCGTGTCCAACAGGCCGGCGGCTGGCAAGTGAATCGCGGCTGCCGCCGCCAGTGGGCGCAGCGCGGCCATGGGACGTCCTGCCACCGCAGCCATCAGCGCGGCCATGGTGCGTGTACCCATCTGGCCGTCCGCTGTGCCAATGTCGTGGCCAGCCGCCAGCAGCCGCTTTTGCAGCCTGGTGATGTCGATCATGGTTGTGGCTTTCGATTCAGCGCGAAAAGGTGCTCACCGCCCAGGCGATGAAGGCAGACAGCCCGCCGGCCAGCGCGGTCAGCGCGGCAAAGGCGCCGCGCCGGGCACTTTCGCGCGCTTCGATCTTGGCCAGGCGAGCATCGATTCTTTCCAGCGCGGTGGCCATCCGATCAAGGCTGTCCTCCATGGCGTCGAGCCTTCCCTCCATGCGTCCCATATCGCGGTGCAGGTCCTCGTGGCTCGTGGTCATGCGGCCGATGCCGTGCACAGCAGCCCCCAGCTGTCGTCCTCGGGGCATTCCCGGAACTGCAGGTTGGCGACGGACGACCACGCCTTGGGCGCGGCGCTCGTGCTGTCGAGCAGCAGCGTATAAGGCGCCTGCGGGGCCGAGATGTCCGCTGTCAGAACGGGGTGTGTGGTGCCGTCGGGCAGCGTCGCAAGCGCGATCAGCAACCCGGCCGGCCCATGCCCGGCCGCGATCAGGCGACGGCGCTTTTCCGCCACGGCCTGGCCGGTCCAATCGATCCGGCTGGGCGGCAGCAATTCGGCATAGGCCACGGTCCGATCGTCAGCCATCAGGCTGCGACCCAGGTAGAAGTGGGTGGTATCGTTGGTGAACGCAGGGTCGGCGTTGACGGCTGCATTGATGGCGGCAAGGTCGGCAAGAAGGGCCGGCGTTTCGATCAGCATGGCAGGCTCCCTTGGATCAGGCGTCGGCAACGCTGGCGGTCCAGCGCAGGTACTTGGACGCGCCCGGATCGGTAAAATTGATGCGGAACGTGGTGGCGCCGGCTGCGCTGATCCAAAAATTCGGCGCCCATCCCGATGACGTGGGAATGACGTTGAAATCGGTGGGCGTCAGCGAGAGGCCATGCGAAATATCCAGATAGGTCTGCCCGGCCGCAACCGCGGCAGTGCCGCGCGCTTCAAGCCGCACGCCGGGCAGCGAACCGCCGCCGGTCTGCTTGTGGGTGATGCGGTGCTGGCTGATGGACTGCGCCGCCAGAGTGCCGATCGCCGAATAGCGGTTGTATCCGTTGAACAGGCACTTGATGCCGTCCACCAGCGTGTCGCACTGCAGGAAATAGTTCGCGTCGAGCGTGGCCACGGCCTTGGTCGTGCCCGAGCCATGCAGCACGACGGTGGCCGAAAGCACGGCGTTGCCGGAAAAGTCGATCGCGCTGGTATCGGTCGCGCCCGAGAGGCCGCGCTGCATGTCGATCGGATAATTGACGTATTCGAAGAAATTGTCGCGGATCGAGCAGGCATGGAACGCGCGTGAATCCCCGGTGGTATCCGCGCCCAGCAAGCGAAGGCCACCGGTCATCGTGGTGGCAGCGGTGCTGCCGCTCATGAACTTGCCGATGTGGTTGCCGCGCAGTTCGAATTCAAAGATCGAATAGGTCGAGCCGGCTTCGGAATCCACCACGATGTTCGCGGGGGTGAAGCCGTTGGTGGGCGGAACCTTGCCGTTGTACAGCAAGTTGCGCGTGATGTGGTAATGATCCTCGTTCTGCGTGCGCGTGGCCGGCTGGCGCAACCACAGGCAGACGCCATTCACGTTGATCTGGTTGCGATCGATATACAACCACTGGACCCAGTTGGTCTTGATGCCGATCGTGACGGCGGACCCATTGTTGTTGAACGGGCCAATATTGCACTTTTCGATCAGCGTGCTGTCCGCATAGTCGACCAGCACGCATTCGCCCGCGTGGTTGTCTGCCGGTTGGATGGAGAGGCCCGCGAGCGAACAATCGCTGACCTTGGTTCCGGTCTTGGTCACCTTGCCAGCGGCGTCCACGGTGGGAATGGCCTGGCCAAGGACGATGCGCGCGCCATTGCTGCCGCGCAGGCGGCACTGGCCGCCACCCAATGCCTCGATGCGCGAGGAACTCATCGTGATCAGCAGGTCAGACGTGAACGTGAACGTGCCCACCGGCACTTGCAGTGTGCGCCCGCGCACGGCGTTGAGCCACGAAATGGCGGCCTGCAGCGCGGCTGTATCGTCCACCCCGTCGCCCTTGGCGCCGAACCACATGAGATCGGCGGTACCCGTGCGGGTTGCCGCACGCACCCATGCGCCGCTGGCGCCGGTCCGGTCGGTGCTGGGCGGGATATAGAACGCCTGCGCCGTATCGGCCGTAACCGCGCTCGCCAGGTTATCCGTGGAGAAATAGAAATACCCCTGCCGCCCGGTTTCCAGCAGATAGGCCATGACCGCGCGATTGGTGCGCGTGGCCAGCGCGCTGCGCGTGGCGCATGGCACGATCACGTCGTTCAGCGTGCCACCGCCGGGAATGCCCACGAGCGTGGCGCCTTTGTTGGCATCGGTGCTGGCCATGTCTGAGCGCAGCAACGCATCGCTGTTGACCGCGTCGGCCAGCACGGCGGTGCCGTCGATCGGCGAAAAGGCAAAGAACTTGCCCTTGCGCTTGGCCGCCGAAGGCAGCGTGCCGGCGTTCTCGCCCAAGGGAATGCGCATGCAGCGCTTGAGGTCGCGCGACAGCGCCTGGTCGCGCAGCGCAGCGCGGTCGTTGGCCAGGTTCACTGGCGCTGCCAGCCACGCCGATCCGTTCTCGAAGGCCGTGGTCTGGGTGAAATCGGGATCCAGCCACACCACCAGTTTGCCCGGGCCAGGGGCCGCAGCGAAGGTCACGGTGCCGCCGCCGCCTTCGTACAGCTCCACGGTGTAGCCCGCGGTGATCGGCTGGTCATCCAGCAGCACGGCCACGTCGGCGGTGCTCTGCGCTGTAAACGTGAAGGGAAATGAAAGCGTTACGCCATTGGCGCTGAACGGCCCATCATAGGCGTTGGTGGTGGAAACGGCCATGGAAAGGTGTCCCTGCAAGGCGCGCGGGGGTGGGCCGCCCAAGCGGGCGGGGCAACGCGCAAACGAAAAGGAAAGGTGGAAGGGCTGCCCTGGTCAGCCGATACGGGCGCGCATCGCGCCATATTGGCGCGCGCCCGAAAGCACCGACTGGCTCATGTCGACCAGGCCGCTCAGCAATGCGGTCTGGCGTTGGGCTGAAGCGGCGCTGGCACGGCCCATGGCAAAGGCCGCCCCGGCATCGGCCTGGCGCACGGCGCGCGTGCCCTGCGCGGCCAGATCGGTCACCCGCGCGCCGCCAACCAGGCGAGTGCTGTCCACCGCATCGGCTGCGGTACCGAAATCCACGCCCACACCGCCGGCTGCGGCAGCCACGCGCTGGCGCCCTTCCTCGGCTGCCATCTGGCGATACTGATCCTGGATCGCGCGGGTGGTTTCATCCTGGGCATCGCGGGCTGCGCTGCGTTCCAGTTCGGCCTGGCGCAGCGCGGCCTGGCGCTGATACTGCGCCTGGTGCATGGCGCTGACGGTGCTGATGCCTTGGCCGGCCACGGCAAGGCCAGCGGCAATGATCGGAAGTGCGGGGCCACACATCAGGCATTCTCCTGTTGCAGGGTGGAAAGGGCGGGGCGGCGGCGGGCAAATCGGCGAAAGGCCAGGTCGCCCACCAGCATGGTGTCTTCGTCCACGGTAAAACCCCATCGTTCGAGCAGGCGGATCGCCCGGGTGTTGCCGGCAGACACTAGGTTGGCCAGCACCGCGCTTGAATCGTGCATTGCCGCCAGGATCGGGGGGCCCAGGCGCAGCAAGGTGCGGCCGTGTCGCCAAACCTCGTCCGTGCCCAGGAACCAGGGCACGCCGCGGCCGGCGAGCGCCGATTCGACCACCACGCCGAACATCGCGTGCGGCTGGCCAGCCACCATCGCGGTCCAGCAATGGGTCGATGCGATCAGGCCGTGGCGCAGGGCGGCCTTGGGTTCGCGGCCCATGGCGCGGCATTCGGCCTTGTCGATGGCGCGCATGTGTCGCGCCAGGAAACCCACATGGCGGGCATGGGCCGGCACGATTTCCACGTGGGTCTGGTTGGGCAGGATCATCCGCCCAGCACCGGATCGATCGCCACGCCCAGCAGGGTGAACGGCAAGGGCGCGGTCTGTCGCATCCAGATGGCGCAATCGTCGCGCGCCCGGTTGTCCAGGTTGACCAGGTATTCGCCATTCATCAGCGCATCGGGCGCGTTCCATGCCTCGTCCTTGCGCGATTTGACCGGGAACAGGTGATCGGCGTCGATCCCGGCTTCGATCTGGCGTGTGTCGGCCAGGGTCAGCACGGCCTGGCTTGCCTGGCAGATCCGGCCCACGCTGCTACCCGTCGTGGTGGACAGGCGCAGCGGCAATGTTTCCACATCCACCTGATACGGGATGCCGAAGGTGACTTGCGTGGCGCCGCCCATGCCGGCTGGCAGGGTGATCGTGCCGTTCGTGACGGTCAGCCCCGAAATGGCCACGCCATCGACCAGCCCGGCAATATCGGTGCGCCCTTCAAGGTGCCACAATCCGGTAAAGCTGGTGCGTGGTTCATCGAACCGACCTTTGACTGCGCAATCGAGATAGCAGGCATCCGCGATGTCCGACCATGCATGGCGCGCCATGCGCTCCACGAAGCGGCGGGTCGCTCCGGCGATGTCGCGCTCCACCACCAGGTAGACGCGATCCTCGCCCTCTTCGGAGATGCAGCACACCGACAGGACCTTCCCGTCGGTTTCGCACAGGGTCCAGCCCCACACGTTCTGTTCCTGCTCCCAAGTGAAGCAGACGAGCTTGCCATCCTCGCGCACCGCCCAGATCACGCTGCGCGGCTCCTGGGCATAGCACCAGGAAACGATGCTCATTCCGTCGAAGAAATGCGGCGAGAAGATCGAGACGTCGTTGGATTTCAGCCCGTCGATGGTGAAATCATAGCCGATCGTGCGCACCGTACGGCCAACGCTTGGCTGGTAGAACACCACATTGTCGATCACCAGCGGCGAGATCCGCGACGATCCACGCCCGATCTGGCGCCGCGTGGCCGGCGCGCGCGTGGCATCGAGCACGCCACCCGATCCATCGCCATCGATGTGAAACACGCTGTCCGATGTCAGCGCCAGCAGGCTGGTGGTGGTGACCAGCTGGTTCACCGAATTGACGCGGCCGGCCACGATGGTGAACGCCATGGAGTCATCGGCGCGCAATGGCCGCGAACGATCCATGTTCTCCAGTTGGCCGCTGCGCGTGGTCCAGATGCCGTGCGGCACGTTGCGCGTGCGGGCCCACACCGCGCGCTGTTCGAACAGCGTGACGGTGGAGGGATAGTCATTCGGCCCGGAAAACGGGTTGGCCGCCTGGGGCGGGGCGCGATCCAGCGCCGGCGCGATATTGTCGTCGCGAAAGTTCGTGGTCTCGGTCGTGCCGATATAGCCGAAGAACTGCGAGTTATCCGCCTTGTAGACGTTGTACCGCGTGGCCCCGGGCGCCGCTGTCCAGGTTATCGTGTTGAAATTGCGTTTGAGCGTCAGGTCGTTGGTGGCGGTCGATGCCGTGCTGGCGCGACTTTCCATGCCGGTGTCGTCGTTCACCGCCGTCACGCAATAGCTTGCCGGCTGCGGGAAATAGGCCGCGTTGCCATTGCTGCTGTCGGTGTTCGCCACTGTTGGCCAGGCATAGCAGCCTGCGGGCGCATCCACCGTGGGCGCAAAGGCGACAGTGCGAAACGACCAGTCGGTATGGCCCGCACGCACCAGCTTGGCGGGCGCGTGGTCGATATGCGCCAGATACATGGTATCGGCGGTCTGCTCAAAATCGAGCTCGGCCAGTTCCACCCCGTTGTAGGGCGAACCCACCTTGTAGATGCGTGCTCCGCCCATCAGAACCAGGCCTTTCCGCCAAATTGCCCCGAACCGCCGAAATAGATCGCCGGGCGCGTGGGGGCGGGGGTTACGGGGGGCACCACCGGCGCGGCGGGGGCCACAGGCGGTGCGCTGCGGGTCGTCCCGCCACTGCAGCCTGCAAAGGTGGCCACCCCGCTGGTATCGGCATCGATGCGAAAATGGCTGTCGTCGATCACGGCCACCACGGTCCAGGCGCGGCCGTTGAGCAGGCTGCCCATCTCGCCCGCGCATCCGGCAATGTAGAACCGGTCGCCCACGGCAAAGCCGTGATAGGCCACTTCCACCACGGCCTGCGCGGCATTGCTGATCGCGGTGATCGCCAGTTCCTCTTCCAGGATGCGGCCGCCGCCTGCGCAGGGGCTCATATAGCCTTGGCCCATTTCCAGCGCATATGTCTGGCTGAGCGAGAACTGGAACGGCACCAGTCGCACGGGCTGCGTGGGATCAAGCACTTCGGCCACCATTTCGGTGCCCGGTCGCTTGGTCACGCCGCCGTACTTGAGCACGATGACGTTGCGCGCCTTGCGCAGGGCGGTGCCCCATGCGTCGACGTCGAACCGGCCGTACAGCTGCGGACCCAGCTCGCCACGGCAGAAATTGGCTTGCGCCGTGCGCCCGCCGATCATGCCGCGTCTCCTGGAAAGGCAAGGCCGGCGCGGGCCAGTTCCGCTTCGCTGACATACCGCGCCGGGCGCTCGCCGCTCTTGTTCGCCTCGTCGGCGATCGCGCGCATCCGCGCGATTTCAGCGGCGCGGGCCAGCGTCTGCGCGGCGGTTGCGTCCTTCTTCACCGGCAGGGCCAGTCGCGCGGCCAGTTCCAGCTCGAATGCGCGCGCCACCAGCGGCGGCAGATCCGGGGCAGTCACGTTGTTGCGCACGAACACCAGCGTGGCGTTGGCCACGTTGGCGTAGATGCGCCCACCCTCGTAGAGGAACGCCAGCGGCGCCGCGTCCTGGAGCGGAAAGGGAAACGGGCCACCGCTCGGCAGCGTGGTGGCGTCGTCCTCCACCGCGCGCACGGCGATCGGCTGTGCCAGGTTCGTGGGGGCGGCATAGGCGTGCAGCCATTCGGCCGGGCGGTCGTTGCTCACCTCGGCCAGCACCACGCGCGTGCGCGCCCAGGGCCAGGGCGCCCATTCCGCCAGTTCGGCCAGCAGAGGTTTGGCAAAGCGCGTCGCTTCGCGGGCCTCGATGCTGCCTTCGGCAAAATCGGCGATCTGCCCAGCGGCAATCTGCGCCAAGGCGCGGTTACAGATGTCGATCAGTTGGGCCATGGGCTTGTCCTTGCTGCCAGGCGAAAGGGTGCCCCTTCCTGGCGGGAGGAAGGGGAAGGGGTGGCTATTCGCTCACCACCTGCCAGTCGGGCGTGCCGACATAGCTGAAGGCCTTGGTGCCAAAGTGCGCCTGTGCCAGCGCGCGGGTGAAGCCGTCCTCGCCCGGCTTCAAGTCCAGCCCGTCGTCGAACAGCTCGCCCAAGGTGTCGTCGTCGCGGCGCCAGATCGCCATGGAATCTGCTCCTTCAGGCGTAGTGGATGTTAAGGCACAGGATATCGCCCGCCGCGATGGCCGTGGTGTCGCTGTCCACCGCCGCGCCGGTCAGGGCAAAGCCCAGGCCGGTGCTGAAATAGAGCGGCGTGTCGAAAGCGATCTCGAACGGGCTGGATGGCGGCAGGTAATAGGTCGCCACCGGGGTGTCGGTGCCCACGGTCGGCGCGCTGGCCTTGTTGTAGAGCTTGAGGTAGCGGGCCGATGCACTCGCATTGTGCCCGCGCACGCGAAACAGGTCGGCCATGCTGGTCTTCACGCTGGTGGCGTTCGTGGTGGCCGCGGCAGAAAGCAGGCGCGTCGTGCTCGACGGCTTCTTGGCGCGGTCCCACGTGGCCCCGTTGAACACGCCTGGCCGCGCATAGACGTTCACGCCGTTCACGCTGCCGCCGGCATCGGCGCCCACGCCCGTCACCACGCTGGCGACGTTGCCAGATGACCCGATCGAAGTGATCACTTCGCCGCGCGAGGAAAGCTGCAGGTTCCCACGCTGGCCGTCGGCCAGGGTTGGCTGGGTGGCGTTGTAGACGCCGCCGATCTTCACCGGATTGCCACTGTCGCTGGCGCCGGCAGGCACGTTGCCCAGGCTGGCCACATTGCCCGAAACACCGCCCGAATAGCCCACCGTCACGGCCAGGGCCGTGCCTCCGGGAGAGCGAACCCACACGTTGGCGGCATTGCCGACGATCGTGCCCTGGCGATAGACAGTCACTCCGGCCAGGTCGCTGACGGGCGCGGTCGCGCCGCCAAAGCATACTTTCACCGGCTGCTGGCCGATGTTCTGCAACAGCACGTCGGCATTCGCCGCAGCGGTAAGGGTGGCGGCAATATCCTGCCAGGTGCCGTTCGCGGCAAAGCTGCTCTGGGTGGCGGCTGCCATCTGCGTCTCCTTGGAAAGCGGAAGGGGAAGGGGCAAGGTGCCGGGCACGCCTCGGTCCGCCCGCGGCGGGGCGCGCCCGGCAGGGCCTTTACTGGCCGCCCACGCCCAGGTTGGTCTGGCGGCTGGCCACCACCGCGGCGGTGATCTTGCCGGCGGTGGCATTGCTGCCGCCCACGGTGTAGTACAGCCGCAGGTAGCGGGCGTTGACACCTTCCTCGATGCTGCCGGGCACCTTGAACTGGTATCCGGCTGCCAGGCTGGCCAGCGGCACCACCGCGCCGCTGGAAACGGTCGTCCACGTGGCATTGTCGGGCGAAACCTGCACGCTCACCTGCAGGTTGGTCAGCCCGGCAAAGGTCTGCGAAACGGTCACGGCCAGATCCACTTCCTGGCCACGGCCCAGATCGCGCACCAGGGCGGCACTGGCGCCATAAGGGGTCCCGGTGGTGCCCAAGTCGATGACATTGGCCGAAGCGGCCGAGGCGGTCACCGCCTGGGCATCGCTCAGCAACAGCGAATTGTCGAAAATCATGCGGGAATACTCCGGATTGGGAGAGGAGCGTCGCCCCGGCTCCAGCGCCCTTTACGGCGCCGGAACCGGAGCTTGCGCGTCAGGCGACGAGCGCTTCGTTGGTGACGAGGGCGTCGGTTTCGCGAATGGGGATGCCGCGCCAGGTCATCACTTCCTCGCCCTGGATTTCCATGGGCGTCAGGCGCACGAAGTTGTCCACGCCGCTGCGGCCATTGCTGGTTTCGGCGTCCAGCGCTTCAAGCAACACGCGGTTCATGTAGATCACGGTGCGGCCCGGGCTGACCTGGCCTTCGCGCTCCATGTGATAGGCGCGGCGGCCCTGGAGCTTGTAGTACAGCTTGCGCAGCAGCGGGTTGAGCGCCACCGTGCCGGCCACCACGTCCGACACGTCGATGTTTGCGATGCGCCCGTTGAAGCGCCAGTCCTTCACGCACAGCCCCATGTGCTGGGTGAACTTCTCTTCCTTGACGTAATAGGGGTTGCCATTGCCATCGAGCACGCGCTGGCGCCCCATGTCTTCGCGCTGCACGCCGGCCGGCACCGAATCCGGCACGATCACGCTGGTCTGCATGTCACCATGGGTGACGAACCAGATCGAGGCGTTGTCGGCCTGTGCGCCGCCGGCATTCACCACGTTGGCGTTCGACAGCGAGTTGTAGCGCGGCGCCAGGCCGTGGAACTGCTTGCCGTTCACCTTGACGTCGGAATACCAGATCGCGCTTTCCACCGTCTGGGCGATCGATTCCAGGAAGCCCTGGCCTTCCACCAGCCGCAGCTTGGCCGCTTCGGCGGGCTTGAGGTTGAGCAGGCGCTCGTCCACCGACGAAAGACCTTCGACGAAGCCAGTCGTGTCCTTCACTTCGGTGTAGTTGCCCTTGGACTGGGCGATGCCTTGGTAGAGCGCGCCCCATGAAACGCTGGGCAGGCCAGTGCGGATCGTCGAACGATGCTCGGTGCCGCTGTTGCAGCTCACCACGTTGGCGTCCTTCATGAAGGGCGTCAGCTGGGTCAGCGCCTCCACCACGTCGCCCAGGCCGTCGCCGCCGGCCTTGAGCACATCGATCAGGTTCCAGTAACTCGAGCCGAGAATGGCCATGAAGCTATCTCCTTACTTCGCTTCTTGGGGGTAGAGACGTTCCCAGACGGGGCGCTGGTTGGCGCTGCCGGCATGGGCACGGGCAAAGCCGCTGTCCTCGCTGAGCAATTCGCCCAGGCGGCGGAACGCGCGGATCATGTCGGGGTGGTTGCCAAAGCCGCTGTCGGCCAGCGCCTGGCGGAACGGGTGCCCCTCGTTGAAACCCAGGGCATCCAGGCCGCGTGCGGCCAGGTGCTCGCTCTGCGCGCGCCGGGCACCGCCGATTTCGGGATCGGCGGCAAACTCCTCGGCCCAGGCGCGCTTCTGCGCGGCGGCAGCATCGGCGAAATGGGCCAGCAGGCTTTCCTGCGTGCGCTGCATCACGCCTTGCGCCAAAGGCAGCAGCTTGCCGGCCTGCTCGTTGGAAAGGCCCAACTCGCGCAGCACCGGCTCGGCGCTTTCCACCAGTTGGGAGTCCAGCGCCATGCCGTCGAGTGCCAGGTCATAGCGTTCGGGAACGCCCGCCTGCGTCGGTTCGGTTGCGACAGAAGGGGAGTGGGCCGGTTCAGCGGCGCCCGGCTGGGCGGTCGAACCGGCGCTGGCCGGGGCCGTTGCCGGCTGGCCCGTCGGCGCCGGGTTCATCGTCGGGAAGCTCGTCGTATCGGGTGCGGGGATGGGGTCGCTCAAGGCGGTTTTCCTTTGCACTAAGGGCAGCATCGAGCACGGCCTGCATGGTCGTCAGGCCCAGCGGATCCTGGGCGCGGGTCGCCTCGTCCTGGCCGCGATGGGCCAGCGCGATCAGGTCGAAACCCAAGCTGCGCCGCCCTTCGAGGAAGGCGAGCAGGGTACCATCGGCCCCGCTGGCCATTGTCTGTTGCCCCAGCAGCCCCGCCGCTTGAATCGCTGCGTGCAGGAAGCGGCGGAATTCGAGGCGGCCCAGCAGGGCGGCGGCATCTTCACCGGTAACGCTCACGGTTGGATCAGTCGCTTGAGCAGGTTTTCGCCGCCCACGTCGGCGCGCGAGAGCAGTTCTGCTGCGGCGGCCGCGTCTTTCATCGCGGGCACCATCTGGCTGATCTGCGCGGCCGCCTGGGCGGCATGGGCCGCCTCTCCCCGCTGGGTGCGCAAGTGCGCCACTTGGGCGGCCGGTCGCATGATCCGCGCTGGGGTACCGGCGCGCCAGGCGTATTCGTCCACCGCTTCGTCGAAGTCGATCTTGTCCAGAACTTCGGGATGGGCGGCCGCCAGATTGCCGACAAAGCCCACTACCCGCTCGATCTGGCCGATGCCGACCATGCGCTGCATCTGCTGCAGGATGCTCACGAATTCCACGCGCACTCCGCGCCCGTGGAGGGCTGGCGGAGCAGGCGGCAACATGGCCCCGCGGCTCAGGATCGCAAAGGCGCGATCGATCGCCACTTGCAGCTTTTCGTTGGCCACGCGTTCGATCACGGGGCCAAGCTGTGTCAGCTTTTCCTCGTTGCGGCTGACGATTTCCTCAACATTGCGGGGCTGCACGCCGCGCATGTTGGTGATGGCGTTGAACAGGTCGGCAAAGCTCAAGCCGTCGATCTGGCGGCGGCATTTGTCCATTTCCTCGCCGATCGCCGCCACGGCTTGGTAGGGCATCTGGTAGGGGATCACCACGCCGTCGCGGTCCAGCCCAGATGCCGTTACCGTGCGCCCCGGTTCGCCGGTCAGGCGCACGCCCGGCGGCACGATCTTCTCGGGCTTGACCATCTGGTCGATGGCCTCGTTGCGGCGCTTGGCCTGCATCTGCAATTCGCGCAGCGCCGGCAGGGCTTCCATGCCGGGCGAATGGCCGTAAGTGTCGCCACCCACCACGTCCCAGCGCGGGGCCCAGAACGGCTGCTCGTTATAGCCCGCAAGCTTGAGCAGGCTGTCACCGCGTGCGCCCGCTTCCCAATAGACGCTGCGCCAGGCCTTGGAGCCGAAGCGATGCGGATCGTGGTCCGGGTCCGGCTCGATGGCGTGGAACACTTCCACCACCGTCTCGTACTGGCTGCGATCATAGAGCGCGCGCACGGCCGGAGAGACGGTGGGCCCAAAGGTTTCCACCGCCTGGCGCACGCTCATCGGGCAGGTGCGATAAAGCGTATCGGGCACCAGCGCGTCAGACAGCGCGATCCAGTATTCGCCAAAGGTCAGCGCGTGGCACACCGCGCCTGCCAGCGGATGCTCCACCATCACGCAGGCCTCGGTGCCGAACAGACCCATCTCGCCATAGCCGGCCTTGGCCGCCCCATAGAAGTTGGTCGATGCCAGAAAGGCATAGAGCCGACGCTCCACCGCCGAAAGCCAGGCGCGCACGCCTTCCGCGTCCATCAGGTCGTCGTCGGCGGTCTTGAGGGTAAACCAAGGGCGCGATGCACTGGAAAGGCCCGATGTCATCCCGTTGGTCAGCGTGCGGAATGCCTCGATCCCGTGAGGGTCGAACAGCGTGCGGTTCCACTGTCGGCGCCGCGCGCCCGAACGATCTTTGCTCCCGGCCAGGAACCGCGAACGGGCTGGCTGGGCAAAGCGGGCGATCTGCTCGGCTTCGGCTTCATAATCCTGGCGAACGGATTTCATCCCGGCCAGACGTGCCTCGCAATGGGCGCGGATCGATTTGTGATCAGCCAAGAGTGCCTCCCGAACCGAGAGTGGCCGAACCAAGCGTGGTGGAAGAAATCCGCGCTGCGCCGGTCAGGCCCAGCGGCGAAGTGACCATCCCGGCCAGGATCGCGCGGCGCCAGCGACTGTTGTCCATGGCGCCGGCTGGCGCCCCCTGGTCAGGCAGTTTCAGGCTTTGCCGCTCGGGCGCGGTGGGAACGGTGGGCGTGCTGCACATCTAGGCACCTCCATGGATTGAAGGCGCTTGTAAGCCGGGGACGCACCAGCTTGAATCGCTGGTGCAGAGCTCCATGATCGCAATGAAACGCGCATGAAAAAGGCCCCGCCCGAACTGGGACAGGGCCTTTAAAAGCGTCCTGTTGATAGTGGGTTATGCTTCCTTGATCGAAACGTCACCGTTCCTGGCCAGGCGGATGACTTTCATCGAAGGTGGTGCATTGGTGTAGATCGGCCGTCGCGCGGCATAGAGACGCTCGCGCGGCACGCTGCGAATGCAGACCTGATCGCTCTGGTTGCCGCCCAGCACGTGAAAATTGGCGTTGTCCTCGCCCACGTAGAGCCCAACGTGCCCGCCGCCGGGGCGGATAAACACCAGTGTGTCCCCCAGCATCGGCTGGCCGGCCTGTTCGCCGAATTTAGCCCAGTTCAGCGCCCACAGCGGATTGGGCGGCAGCGGCTTGCCCGCCCGCTTGGCCACCACGGCCATGAACAGGCCGCACCATGGTACAGAGTCTGCATAATAGTCATGCGCCACTTGCGTGCCGACTTCTTCAGCCCATTTTATGATGACCGGATTGTCACCCGGCCCCGGCTGCTCCTTGGTGCCGAACAGCTTGAGAGCTTCGACTATCATCTTGGGCGGATTGGCAATATTTCCCAGATAGGCATAAGCTGCGGGTAGTTTCATGATCGATCCCTCCCTCATCATGCCTGCGCCGGCATTTACCAATATTCCAGGCGCAGAGACGCGTTTGTGGCAGCAGATGTTCCACAATGAATTATTGGATATGGGCAAGATGGAGGCGCGTTTTGTGCTGTCCCGAAGCGAATCGCGCCGATTTATATTTGTATATTTCTGAATATATTCTGTGATGGCAAGTTAAATCGCAGCCGCTCAACCCAGCTCGCCATAGCGTCCCGCTCCGTCATCGGCCTGGGCTTCGGGTTCCAGCCAGGCCGGCAGCGCGCGCGGGCCCACGGCTTCGGCAAAGGTGCAGGCCAGTGCATCGGCCCAGTCCGGACTGGGCAATCCGCGCCGCTTCATCTCGGGCTTCTTTTCCAGCTGCACGCGGGTGTCGTCGGCGGCGAAGGAATAGGTCGGTCCGATCAGGTCGTCGCGCAGGCGGTCGCTGTCGGGCACCGCGCCCTGGCCCAGCCACGCGCGCATCCGCGTCCAGATCTCGGCACGTTTGTTGGCTGTCGGCACGGAAACGCCGGGTTCCAGTTCGGCCTCGCGCCCCTTGCCGCCAAACCACACCTCGATCACTGGCGTATCGCCCAGCAACTGGCGCAGGCGATCGACCACCGCCGCGCCCACGTTGCCCGCGTCCACAAAGATCGCATCGGGCCGGTGTCGCGCCGCCTCCAGGGCGATGTCGCCGGCCAGTTGCATGGCATCCACCCCGCGCCAGTTCTTCCACGGCCGGCTGCGCGCATCGCGGCCACAGCGGATCGCCAGCACGCTTTCATCGTCGCCAAACCGCGCACAGTCCACGCCAAAGATCACCGGGTCGGTCGGCAATCCGGCGGGCACCACGCGCCGTCGCGCGGCTTCGGCCAGGTCCTGCGGGATGAACTGCATCGTGCTGCTCGATGGGAACTGGCCCCGCACGCGCACGCGCACCACGTCACTATCTGCGCCGTAGGCCGCCACTAGCTCGTTGAGGTAATCGGCGTTCACGCCTTCCACTTCGCGCGCGTCGATCTGCGCGGTGCGCCACAGGTTGCGATGCTTGCCAAAGCATTCGCGGAACGCGCCAGTGTTCTGCGTCGGATTGCCGAATGCCAGCCAGATCAATTCGGTATCGGCATCGGTCAGGGCGCCCAGCGCCACTTCCCACACTTTGTCGGCAATGCCCGACGCCTCGTCGAAGATCAGCACGATGCGCCGGCCCATGTTGTGCAGGCCGGCAAAGGCCTCGGTGTTGTGCTCACTCCACGTCACCAGGTCGGCCCGCCATGATGGGCCCCGGCCCTGCGCGGTCGAGGCCAGTGCCCGCCGGGTCTGGACAAACCAGTCGGCCGTCAGCGCGAGGCCCGCCCACTTGGCGATTTCCGGTGCTGTCTTGGTATCGAGTTGGCTTTCGGTGTTGGCGGTCACCAGCACGCGCGCATCGGGGCAGGTGTCCAGCGCCCACTTGACGATCATTGCCACCAGTGCCGATTTGCCGATGCCATGTCCCGATGCCCGCGCCAGGCGCAACGGGGTATGCCGCGTGACCGGATCGGCCAGATGCGCGCCGATCTCCTCCAGCACGTCGCGTTGCCAGCGGCGCGGCCCGGCCATGCCTGCCAACGGCCCCTGGCCCCAGGGATAGGCAAACAACGCGTGTCCCAGCGGATCGTGGGTAAACGCGCCGATCGCCTCGGCCAGATCCGCCGTTCTCGACAATTTCCCCGCCATTTACCGCCCCTTCAATACCCGCGCTCGCGCCGCCGCCAACCGCTCGCTCCAGTCCTGGCTTTCGCCTGGCCCCGCGCTTTCGCCGTATTTCCCCGGTGCCCATTTCGAGAGCAGTTTCAATCGCGTCTCCACCCGCAGCCGGGCACGGGCCACGTTGTCCGGGTTCTTGGTGGCGGAAACCGTGCCGTCGGCCTTTTCTTTGCAGATCACGTCGCCGGCATCGTCGTCGGCAATTTCCAGGGTTTCCTCCGCGATCGCCTCGAACCCCGCTTCGCGCGCCAGGGAAAAGCGGCGGGCAAAGTCCTTGTCTTCCAGCCGCCAGCGCTGCACCAATCCCGGTGCCACCTGGTGCCGCCGGCACAGCTTGCGTAGCGTGATGCCTTCGGCCAGCCCGGCGAGCAGCAGGTCTTCCAGCGCCGGATCGCGCCCCGCCTTGCGCGCGCGCGTCATCAGCGCAGGCCCTTTCCGGTCTTGTAGGGCTTGCGGTCGGTCGGACGCGGCGTTGCACTGGTCGGCAGGCGCGCGGGCGGCGGCGTGTGGGTGCCCTTGGGCACATGCGGGGTGTCGTCGCGCATGTTGGCCGCACGCGCCGTGCGCTCACCCGTGGCCACGATTTCCACGATGCGAAACCGCTGGTATCGCTCCACCCGGATCAGTCCCTTGCGTTCCAGGCGCTTGACCATGACCGGCCCCATCGAGCACGAATTGTACCCGCACAGCATTTCGATATCGATGTTGGTAGGGCAGGGCAGCCCGGTCTGTGCGGCTTCGGCCAGTGCGCGATAGGTGGTTCGTTCGGTCCAGGTCAGGCCGGCCAGCGAAACCTTGGCGGGGGCATCGGCAGCAACGGTGGCGATGGCATCGGTCAT